ATCTGATGAAAAAGCATCGATACGATAAAGGTAATAACAATGGTCGGCAGGAACTGAAAAATGAGATGCTTGATTTCTTCCATCACCAACTCTAATACCTGCATACTTTTCTGTTTTACCAGCATTTTGTACTGTAATTAAACCAACATTTTCAATTCCACTTGTTAATATAACATCATTAATTCTTAAGAATGAATTATCTGTGACTACATCTCCACCACCAACAAGTGTGACTGTTTCTGTTAAAACATTCCAATTAGCATCTAAACCTTTAATTAATAAACTCTTGCCGTCGTCACTACCACTTGCTGATGTGACAGTTAATGGAATCGCGCTCGAAGGAAATAATAAATCAGTAGCAGCAAATTCCCACACTACTCTGAATGTTGTATCTGCAGCCTCTTGATAACCAAAGATATTTTTTACTTCAGCACCTTTAATTAATCCACGTGATGCGTTTAAATATGTATCTTCAGTTGGATAATATTTAGCCATTTACTTTTGCCAGCCTTTAATGTATTCTGTTGAGAAATTTGCTTTACTGAATTCGAGACGATCAACAAGTTTCAATGAGTTTTTACCAAGGTGATCGATCGCAACAAATCCCTCCTGGCCAGTTGCTACAAACCCCGTTTTAGTTTTAAGTAACGTGGTTAAACCTTCAACAGTGTTAAGCTTTTCAATCACTATATGTTTTGCATCGACCAATAGATTATATAGGGTGAACACTTTCTCAAGTTCTCTTAGATTGCGCTTGGTAAAGATTTTAAGCGCTGCATCTCGATTTTTAATTTGTGCGTCTTTCCCTCGTTGTGATTTTTTACTGTCGATTTGAGATTGATAAAACTCTTCAAGCTCACGTTGAAGTTCGATAACAAAGCCCGAAGCATCACCAATACGTGAACCTTCGCGGACTTTCTTGTTAATAAAGACATTGAGCCTTGCATTAAGTGGATCAGCACTCAGGCTGTTCAACACTTTAGCGTTAATTGTTCTAAACAATCTACCCGCCTGAGCAAGAAGCTCTGTGAATTCTGCTGTTTCTGTACCCGTGAATGTAGCTGTACCAGCCCTATCTTCGAATGTTGCGTCTACCGCCCAGACTGACGGGGTGGCTTGGAGACTTGGGACAATCGCCTTTCCAAAACTTGCTTGCATTGACTCAAAGTCTGATCCTCTGTACGTTGTGTGCCAAACCACACCGATTTTGGATCGTTTAATTTGTTTAGCGAGATCGCTTTTTGCTGGTATCGCATAAACAATCGTATTAGGATGGAAAGTAATATACGATTCTCCATCAATAGTTTCCGTTTGTATATCTTCTGACGTATAGAGGAAATCACCTTGTATTACTCCTTCACTAATTCCAAGCTTTGAAAGCTCAGCAAGGGCTACCTTGAACTTAGCGTTAAGGTCACCCGACAAATCATTATCAATCTCTGCATTCGTTTTATAAATTTTTGGAGTTTTATTGAATACACCTTTTTTAGCGACAAAGAATTTACCGTCACTAGGATCAATACCCGCGAAGATGGCAGGTGCACCATCCCACTTTACAGTAATAGTCATTGGTGCCGAAGCATTACCAGACAGCATATCACGAAGAGCACGTAAATAATTAATGACGTTTCGAGTTCCTTTTACTCCGCCATCAATAACCGCGTCTTCGAGATGCGTCATGTGCAGGTTTTTACCTGCCGCTTCTTCGAGATATTGCTTAAACTTAATCATATGAGTTTCGCTGTTTTAGCCGCCTTTGCTCGTGGGAATACACCAATACGCGCGTTCTCAATAAATTCACCGGCGACTCGAGCACCTCTGTCACCAGTATAGCGTGCATAATAGATAGGCTCATATCCACCTTCATCGAGTGGATCACCGTTCGTTCCTTTGTGAGAAGAAACAATTTCATAAACGGCGTTGCCCGGAAGCTTCTTCAGCTTCATCGAGCCCTGATGGAATTCGTCAACATTCTCGTGGCCGGGTTCTGTTCCATAAGATGTTCCATATACTGACATGTTAATAATTGATAAATCATTACATGGACGATAAACAGAAACACCGCGATCTAAACCATTTGGATACAATGCTTTCAAATCTTTTACAAACTGCTGTACTTCTGCGTTATCTTTAAATGCGGAGTCAGAAAGACCACCGTACTGCTGGAATTGAGTAGGCTTGGTCCCATCTTTATGAGAAAGCCAAGCAACTTCTTTACCCTTCGAGTCGATAATCGAGAAATCAGACTTTGGTGCACGCCTTCCCTTCTGAGGAGTTGAGATAATACCCATGCACTCGACTTCTCTATTATTAATAGCAAGAGTAATGATAGGTTGATTTTCTGCAGCGAATGCTTTGTCGAGCTCTTTTGTAAAGTTTTTCAAATGAGCATCTTCGGCAGCCGTACCTGACCCAGCACCTTTACCACCAAACTCTGGTGTCTTTAAAAATTCTTTTGAATAATTTACGCGAGTAGATCGACGAGTAGAAACATCGGTTGCTTTGAAAGTATCTTTATAGCCACGCTTCTGCATGCCCTGTTCGATGTCATCAATATGTGTTTTGTCAATAACAACGGCGCCCTTCTTAGTCATGAAGGGTTCACCGTCCTTTACCTTATTGATAAACACTTGAGTACGAGCTCCACCTCGCTTTGTGAGATCTGAGTGTTTGAGATCAACATAAAGCTCATTGAGGAATTGCTTGAAGCGTATCATTATCTTCCCTTGTTATAATTAGACTTCTTGCCTATTTATAATTTTACCTCAGCTCTACTGAATCGTCAAATACACCTCGTCGTCTTTTTCCTCTCAAGCTTTGACCAATGTCGGTTTTATCGAATACTGGAGAATCGTCTTGCGGTCTTCCTCCACTATTGTTGCCGCCACCATTACCATCAATGTTAATGTTCTGCTGTGCACTTTCTTCTAGGTCATAAATTTTCATTTTAGAACGATCAATACCAACAAGGAATCGACGATAGTAGCCAAGGTCACCCCACCGATTTTTGAGCTGCTTAAGCATTACCTGCCCAAGGTCGTCAAGTGCTTCAGAAGTTACGATTCCAAGAATGCAATCAGCAGTGTGAGTGATACCCATAGACTCAGAGGTATTGGTGAGATCCACATCAGAGTTGCCGTAGCCGTCACGATTAAACTGAGAACTAGTAACAACGGCACAATTAAATTCCATAGCGAGACCACGTATTTCCTCCGCAATTGATTTGACAAGTGTGTATGAATTGGCAGCTGCAGCGCCACGGACACGAGAGGATGCACAGATGTTGAGGTAATCAACAAACACCACGTCAGGTACAAAGCCCTTCTTCATTCGTAATTCATTTAGAAGATGCCGAAAATGACCAGCATGTGCCGATCCAGTCGGATATTCCTTAATCACCAGTTTACCCGGTGTCTTGGTCTTATATCGACCCATTCTTTTTTCATAAACGTCTCGTGGACACTCACCAAGTTCATCTAGTGTGATATCCATGATATTGGCATCAATACGTCTACCAATTTCTTCTTCAGCCATTTCCATGGTGATATACAACACATTCTTGCCATACATCAAATGGTTGGCTGCAAAGTGACATTTCAAAAGAGATTTACCACCACCAGTAGTGGCAAGTAGTACAGTCATTGATTTCCGAGGTAGCCCACCCTTGGTGATCTTGTTCAAAATATCGATATCAAACGGAATTCTTTCTTCCTTTCGATGATAGTATTCATATCGATCTTCAAACTCTTCAAGGAAGTCGTGACCAACACTAGAATCAAAGTTGATTCCTAGCGAATCAGATAAGATTTTTGGTATCGATCCCTTATCGTTTTCTTTATCTTGGCCATCAAGAATCAGAATCGCCTTACGGATTGAATTGTATAGGTCTTTATCTTGGCAAAATTTCTCTGTTTCAGCAATCAAAAATTCATTGCTGGTATCCTTGTCGACCTCTAATTGATCGACAGCTTGCATTACATTCGTATAAGTGTCTTCGTTTAAATCTTTTCTTTTATCGATGCTGAGTTTAAGAGCCTCCACTGAGGGAGGCTCCTTGTATTGCTCAACATAATCAACAAACGTTGAAAAGATTTTTTGAAGAGAGATTTCGTCGAAATAATCTTCCTTAATATAGGGATATACCTTACGGTAGTAGTCCCCATTAAGAATCAAATTCGACAGTATCGTCTTCTCTAACATCCTCAACCTCGTCAGCCATTAGTAGTTTAAATTTACGTTCAACGAATTCATTGAATCGGGGATCCGCAACCAGACCTTCGAAAAATTCATCATCAGTCTCAATGTCTTTAGCGCGTTTCTTAGGTTCAATGATTTCACCAGTATCCATATCTACCTTATTATACCATCCTTGATTGGCCTTTGTCAAGTGCCCAGATTCAAGTGCGAGATCAAAAAGGGAAGACCATTTCTGAATGCCGGTATCGTATAGTACCTTGAATGGAAGTTTTGATTTCTCTTTTACATAGCGAGATTTTTCAATGTTGATCGTAAATTTAAATCCAGCAAGGTCGGTACCATCTTTCTCTTGTGCCTTTGAGATAATAAAAATCTGATTGGCAGAATAGTAGATGCCCGTACCACCGGATACGATATTTTTCGGGAACAAGCCAATCTCTTTATAGGTATGATTGATTGCAACCAATGGAATGTCTTTTCCGGTAAGTTTGGGTGTGACGATGCGGAAGAGTGATTTCAATTGTTTTGCCCGAGACATATCGGCAACTGATTTCTCATTTTCAGCATCTTCGACCTCTTTACGAGAAGCAAGGTTACCGACAGAGTCGATCATAATAAAAACTTTATCACCCTTATCAATCTCGTTCAATCGCTTAGTCAAATCAAATTTGAGTTGTTCAACGTCTTCGATTGGGATGTGTAGAACACGATTTGTATCGATGCCGATTCCTTCTAGGTATTCAGGTGTAATACCATATTCAGAATCATACAGCATCGCAATGCCGTCATCGTATTTCTTTAGATATGCTTTCATGCAATAGAGTGACAAAAGAGTTTTGAAACTCTTTGATTCACCAGCAATCACGGTCAAACCAGGGATCAGACCACCCTTGAGTGAACCACTGAAAGCAATATTCACAATTGGCAACTCTGTCTGGATAGGATCTTTCTCATTGAAGAATGTGCTCTTCGACAAGATAGATGAACCCTTGACAGAACCTGCCTTGAGCATTTTATCAAGCAGACTCATATTATTCTCCCTTCAGAATTTGATATAGCTTATCTGCAAAGGCATCAAGTTTATCATAACGGTCAGGCCAATAGATATAATCTTTCTCGGGATTAGCCTTAAGATTATTCAGCAGAGGCATGACGGCATCATAGATAAGTTGAGCTTTGGCTGCATTCGATTCAGCAGATGCACTGGTTGATTCAGCGACTGCTTTTGCCTCACGAACTACATCGAGTTCATCAGCATCGACTGCGGTAAAGCCAAAATCAAAATCAAGTATAGTTTCTTGTTTATCCATACGGATCTCCGTTATTGATGTGGGGGCCCGAAGACCCCCGACGAATTAGTTATCTTATCCTCGTGCAAGTTCTTTAAAGATAGACAGGTCGTCGTCATCATCAGTAACAGAGTTATCTTCAGAAACAGCAGGAGCTTCTGCAAAGGTAGGCTCTGGAGCCACTTGAGCAAAAGATTTGCCTAGATCAAGATCATCTGATTCTTCCATGGGTGAAGCCGCAACCGGTTCATCTGCGGTGAGATCAAGTACTCGGTAGAGCTTGGTCTTCAATTCAGCATATGATTTGAAGTTCTTAGGATCAATCACTTCATTAAGAGAGTGCTCTTGAGTCCATACGCTTTCCATTTCAGAGTCGTCATCAAAGAGAGGTGCCGGAGCATCAAACTCAGATTTGTCATAGTTGGGGTAACCTTCGAACTGTCGAATCTTCAGTCGGAAGTTTGCACCCTCCCATAGATCAAAAGGATTTACGGGATCTTCATCTTCGAAGCTAGGATTCATCAAATCATTCAGCTTGTCGAAAATCTTCTTGCCGAACTGATAAAGGAATACCTTGCCTTCGTTTTCGGGATTCGCAGAATCCTTTACAACGTAGATGTTGGAGATATACTTGAGTCGACGCTTCTGCTTACGAGCCTGTTCTTTGTCAGCCTCGACACCAGAATTCCAGAGTTTAGAGTTGAACTCAGATACTGGATCATCTTGGTTGAGAGTGGTCAGAGAGTTTTCGATATACCAAAGACCAGTGGGGCCTTGGAAACCGTGATCCCAAATTCGCACGAACGGCATTTCTTCACCGGAAGGTGCGGGCAGGAAACGAATGATTGCGAAACCATTGCCAGCCTTGTCCTTCGTAGGCTTCCAAAATTTGCCTTCGTTTGGATCGGAGTAAGTCTTAGATGAGATTTTTTCAAGCTGCTGATTGAGCTTGTCGAGTGATTTACTGCGGTTCTTTTTGAGCGCTGCAAAATCTGTAGGTGCCATATTAGTTTCTCCTTGTATAGCGTTATATGTGCGATGTATTATCATCAACCAAAATGTTCGCGGACAATGTCTTTGAACTTCTTTTCATCAATTACTAGAAAGGGTCTGTACTTTCTAGCAGTTCTTATTATATCACGCGAGACTATTTTGTCAACCAATTTTTTATCCCAATAATCAAAAATATTTGCAAAGTGAACCAGAAGAGTAAAAGTCTCTAATGAGATCTGCTTTCGCAAATATGTAGTCATCACAATTGGATGTTGGCCATCGTGTGATACAAAGTTTGCCTGATAACTATCATCAAGCAATTTTAGATCGGATTTGAACGTATAGGAAAGTGATTCCTGCTTCTTTTTCCAATCTGTATACACCCGTTCACCTTCGTGTTCGAGTATATCTTTCACCCAAATGTTAGGTTTGACTAACATATTGGATAGAATTCTATTTATATAGTCTTCTTTCTGTGCTAATTTCGCAAAGAAAAATGCATCATTTCGGGCTCTAAAGGAATCCATAGATGCTCTGACCTTACCGTTATACTTATGGTAGTCATACCCATCTGTGGTAAAATGTTTCTTTAAAGCAAGATATTTTACATACGCCTCAAATGAGGTCTCATTCACATAAGTCGGTGATGTTGGGCTCATCTCGTTTCACCATTTTCAAATCTACTGCTTCAGTTCGTACTTTCTCTTTTAAGATAGAGGATTTCTTAACGATATCTGCGATTGACTCAATCTCTAGGTTGTTCTTTTCTGCGTAATGAACTAGTGCATCAATGTAAGGTACACCATCAGCAATCATCTTAGATATTTCGTGGTGAATTTTTTCGGGCGTCATTTTCACGACAGACATCAAAACCTCCTATAGTAAATGAATGATTATTATATCAGGTTTTATGGCATTTGTCAACCATAAAAAACGGCCTGACCAAACGATCAGACCGTTCATTATAATACATTACCCGTATTATGTCAACCTATATTATACAGTAGAAGTGTCTGTACACAGATCCACAATAATAGGTCGATCAACGTCGATGATCTTGTGTCTACCTACAACAGGCTCACAAATCTCGACATTGTGTTGCACCATAGGGATGGCATGCAAGCCTGGCATCAACTTACTGTAGTATGATGGATTCATAAGTGGGATTACAAGACCTGCAAAAGAGGCTATAATCATCACAGCAATAATGAAGGCAGTAACTCTCTCTTCAGTTTTGCTTGTCATTTTTTAGATCTCCACCTTCTCGCCCGTACTGGGGTCAGTAACAGTGTAACCAGCTTCGGCCCACTCTTGGAGGGTTCGACACTTACGTGTCATCAAAGATCCAGTACCGATTTGGATCTTAACTTTGGCGCAATATTCACCTTCTTCATTGATTGTCGCACGATAATCGTCAACAGCAAACGCAGAAGGAGCAATAAGCACACAGCACAATGCAATAAACCTTTTCATGGTTTCGGCTCCTTAAAATATATTTTGGGGGACTTGAGTGTGAAGAAAAGTAACATTTTACCTCTTTTCACGGTAATATATATACCCGTTCTAAGAGGTTAGTTCATATTTTTTTCATTTATTTTTCTCATATAATATATTCCCAGTAGGAATAATGGGGGCATTGCACCCCCATGAGTTTAGCTAGATGGGCATGCAGCTCCATCTGATGAGGCATCGTATTTCTCGTCACCACAACCATACTTGTTATCGTTGTTAGTATCGCATCCTCGTTGCCAATATTGCATTGTGAAAGTATAACCTTCGCTCCACGGTGTGTATGCTTTACACCACTCGTGAGTACCGAACGCTTCACCGTCAGTGCCATTATCTGGTGGCACGTAATCTACTTTTTCGGTTGGTACGATTTTTTCATATCGCATCGTTTTACCGTTATTGTAGACTGAACGTCTCCACAACTCAGATCGCTTCGAAACGAAAACATATTCGTCTTCAGCAACCGTATATACATCACCATTATCGTATGTAATGGTATGCGCCAATGCACTCGTCGAAACAAGTGCCATGATAACTAGCAAAAATTGCTTCATTTTAGATCTCCTTAAGTTAGTAGCTGCTACGGCATGCACCCCCTCGGGATGCATGAATAGAAACTTCATTTAAGGATTGGGATTGTAAAAAGTGCCTTGATCAACTGGATATAGCTTTACCTCTTCGAATAAAACGTCTTCTACATACTGCTTAATTTCTTCTTCACCCAATTTCATGGCCTTCAAAGAATTCCAGAGCTGTTGGTTCTTCTTTTGATTGATACAGTATCTATTGTGACTTTCCATACGATCCTCGCCCAACCAAAATTGTTGGTGTTCAATCTGTTCAAGATAATAATGGATCAATCTTATTGCAGTATCACAAAACTGCTCTGTCTCTTCACCCTCACGAACGTTTCCTGCTGCAACCATATGTGGAGAGAAAATTTCTTTTGCCCATTCAGGCAATTCCCTTTCTGTTTTCCACTCCAAGTCTCTGGTCGCAAGACCAAATGTAGTAATGATGGGGTGTGTTTCGTCGGATACTGGAGAGAAATCGAAAAATGAACCGCTGATCTTATTAGGTCCGGCCACAACATCCAATCCCAAGATCGGATAATGGAATGATGTGCCGGGAAAGATATTAATGTGCATCAACCAAAGTTTTGGTTTACCCTCAATAGGCTCAATGATTTTCAAGTGTGCCTTACGAACGGGGCCAGATTGCCAAAACAGATCTGTCCAACCTTCGAATTCGTGTATGTGTTTTTCATTATCAAAGCGCTCCATGTGCTTATCAAATATCTCAATGATATCAGTAGACAGTTTGCGCAAACGATTCAGTAGGGGTGTGTCCATAATATATTCAGCCATTAATTACTCGTTATTAAATAGTGTGTCCAATTCTTCAAACAGTTTTGTTGCGTATTGAAAACAAATAATTGCTTCATCTACCATACCATCATAAAGCAATTCACGAATGCCAGAGATTAACTCTCTCCTGTTTTCAAATTCGTACATGGTACCAGAACCAGGTACCCTCTTCTTAATTATCTGGCCACCGTGCATATCACCGAAGTGTCGTACATAAAGGTGTGCTAGGAGGTCGTCATTGTCCTCTAGTGAAAGGATATGGTCGATATATTCATCTACGGATCTGAGGTTTTCAGTGATCCATGGTAGATTATACTCTTCTTCTAGTTCACATAAATCTGATAATATCTTATCTGCACGGAATACACCACGAAGATCCTGTGCCAGGTGAACTCTTTCTTCAAGGGTTTGATATATCTCATACTGCGACTTTAAATAGTATTGATACTCGACCGGAGAGATATCACCACTTATTAGTTTGCCAGCAAATTTGGATTGCTCTGCCATATCGTGGTGTTTTTGAGTTAATTCTTTTAGACTAGATGCCATACGACTCCTCATAATAAGTTGGTGCCCCTGTTCGGTAGCAGGGCTGGGGCCACACCCTGTCAAGGCTGCGACTGCCTTGAGTGAATTTATTTATATAAATATTCATTATTACTTTAGTGGAGTTTTTTAAATGATGCTCAATGAGCTAGCCAAACAAGATAGAGAGCGATCTCAGGTGTTGGAATCTGGGAAGATACACGCAGTATTGGCCGCAACGGCATATGAAGATCCTACACTAGCAAAACCAATTTATAAGTCTATGGGTTTCACCGGACTCAAGTTCTTTGAGCATGATGGTGCCCAGGCTTATGCAGTTTGGAACAAAGAACATATTGTTCTTTGCTTTCGAGGCACGGAGCCAACTGAGATCAGTGATCTAAAAGCTGATCTTAATGCTTGGCCGGATCGTGGAGAAGTTGGGGGACTTGTTCACAATGGCTTCCAAAACGAGGTAGAGAAAATCTGGAAGGATGTTCTCAAGACGATTGATTCTAAATCTCATGCCTCAAAAAAGCTGACCATGTGTGGCCATTCGCTCGGAGGGGCAATGGCTACCGTGGCAGCGTCCAGACAAAAAGATAGAGTTCATTCTCTCTATACATTTGGTTCACCCCGTGTTGGTAATAAAGAATTTGTCAACGCATTTAGTGATGTTAAACATTATAGGTTCGTGAATAACAACGACATCGTTCCTACAGTTCCGTTCGCATGGATGGGTTATCGACATCATGGTGAATGCATGTATTTCAATTATAAGGGTTACCTGAAAAAATTTACTTACTGGGAAGACTTCATTGACGGTTGGAAAGGTAAGTGGAGAGCCTTACAGAAAGGTCAGGTATTTGACGGATTGTATGATCACGGTGCTAACTACTACTGTTTATATACAGCGAGCAACTATGATCAAGAGAAAGATACAAAAGGCTAGAGATTTAATATTTGAAATTGTTGATCCATTTTGGGACTGGCGCATAGGTACGCCAAATGTTATTGAAAGATTAGAGCGACTAGAAAAAGATAGTCATCCACCAAAAGATCTCTGTGAGTTTGAACAGTGGGAATCTTTAGATAAACGTCTCAAACAAATAGAGCAAAAAATAAGAAAGTTGGAGAAGCAATAATGGCTGATAACGATACTCAACGTGAGCTTATGAATCATTACAGTAATTATTTAATGGAAGAAGCTAAGTTTGAAAGCAAAGGAGTAAAGGCTGCTGCTGCGAGGGCCAGAAAACATTTAAGTGAAATCGGTAAACTGGCAAAGATACGCAGGGCCGAGATTCAACAAAAGAAAAACGAGATGGAGGAAAAGTAATGGATTGGTTAAAAGATCGTTTGGAAGAGCGCACTACTTGGGACGGAGCTGTTCTGATTGGTGCTGGTGTTGCATTTCTAATCTTCAAACCTATTGCAGGTTTGATTGCGTACGGTGCAATTGCTTACGGTGCATGGACAATCTATACTAAAGAAGATTAAATGAAATGGAAATTCTGGGAGGGCGACAGTCCTCCCACACCACCTCAGTCCATTGATGTGATGAAGGACGATACTGATCCTTCAGAGGTTAATATTGAAAACGCATATAAGACTAGGTGGATATGGTATCATACCATTTTGGCATTGGAAATTTTGATGACGAATATATTATTGATCGCTATACTCATTGTTCTATCAATAAAATTATAAGGAATTATTCAATGGCAGAAGAAGAAAACAAGACATATCACCCAGCCGATACTAATGGTGACGGTAAGGTAAGTGCAGAAGAAGAGCGTATGTATCTTGAGTTTAAGAGAAAGGAACTTGAAGATGCGGATGCAATGCGAGATGCTCAACGAAGTATGACATGGTTCGCACTATTTGGATTGCTTCTTTATCCCTTTGCAGTTGTACTTGCAGACTGGATTGGTCTTGACAGTGCATCTAAAATCTTAGGTGATATGGCTGCTACCTATTTCGTGTCTGTTGCAGCTATTGTGGCAGCATTTTTTGGTGGTCAAGCATACTCTGCTAAGAAGTAAACTAGGTGTCGGGCAATGCCCGACACTTCCCCATCACTCATTATAATCCAAAGATTCCACCGTAAAGAATTCTTTTATGAGTTCGATGTGCTCTGGCATCTTTTTAGATACCCAGACAAAATGTTTGTCACTCATCATTCCGGCCAAATGATAGTCGTGTTCTTCTAAAATGTCTTTGGTCTCGACCACATTATAGTCTTCGATTACGATAATTGGTTTGTATTTGTGTATCGTTCTGCGTGCACCTAAAAGAGCACTTCTTTCATGACCCTCTACATCTAACTGCATCAATACGATATTTTCAAAATCGAACATATCTACTGTATATGAATTGGTACGAGCACCATCAGTTGCAAGTTGTAGACCACCACTTATATTTCCCTCTGAATCAACATCTTGCTGTGAGAGATCTGTATTCACTAGAATAGATCCAACCTCATCTCGTAATGCACCATGAAATAGCACCACATTAGATAGGTCGTTTTCTTGAGTAGAAAGGTTTGATAGGTAGTAATTTTCCATCACGGGTTCAAAAGCAAAAATTTTGCCTTCTGGGTTTGCCTTTGAAAAAGATGGTAGCATATCACCAAAATAAGCCCCTGCATGAAGTACATCTTTGCCGGGAATTTTCGTGCATATATGATTGACTAGTTTATGTGTGAGTTCTTCGAATAAGAACCCTCTCATAATACACCGAGAAGCAGGATTATAAAGTGTAGTCTCAGGTACGTAGAACAGATCTGGCTTTGGATCCCATAGAGTCCACCATTCAACTTTTTTATATTCTATAGGGATCCTTTTATCCCTAATCAAAACTCTAAGAAAATTTGGTTGTGTCATTTAATTCCCATCTCAAATACTAAAATTGGTGCCGGATGCAAGAATCGAACTCGCGACCTTCTCATTACAAGTGAGCTGCTCTGCCTGCTGAGCTAATCCGGCTTGGTGATTTATTTATTTAATCCCATAAATTCTCATAATACTTGCCAAAGAGTCTGAATCCATTTGAGATACGTTTTTGTTCTGCGCGCATTCCTTTCATATCATCTGCATCAAAACGCATGAATACATCATCTTTATTTGCTTTACAGTCAAAAGCATAGATCATCTCATCGAGTACCCAATCCCAGCGAGCAAAAAAGAATTCGTCAGTGTCCCATTCGTTTTCTTTGGGTGGTGCACTTGTACTGCGTAGATTTTTAGGCACATCTTTATCGTCTACATTAGGGCCACCGTGTTTGGTTTCTTTGAATTGAATCAGCATGGGAAGAATAATAGGAGCAAGCGTATGGTCCATGCTCCAAGTGTCCCAACGATCAATGTGCACTTTTATTTTTTGTTGTCGTCTATCAAACCACAACCAGTTAAACACATTGTAAAAATCTTGGATACGATCATCCAACCAATTTAAACAGCGTTCGAATAGTGTGTAGTTTCTGGGCCAAGTCACATAACCATACTTTTTAACCATATAGTTATTGAATAGATTACACATCAGTCTGTTCGGGTAATTACCGATTTTGATTTTCATTATTTTTTACCATCGAAATAATCAGTCATCCATACAGCTGCATACCATGCTGCGACAGGAATGACAAATAAAAGGATTACCGAAAAATGCCAGTATGTCACTCACTCTTCCTTAAAGTGTAGCCAGGATATTCTCCGGTGTCTTCACATATTAAAGTTTCTTCCCAAACTAATTCATCACCCTCACTCCAACCTACTTCAGCTAACAGTTCATCGGGGATGGGTAGAATCAGTTCTCCGGTCTCTGGATCTTCTTGAACTTTTACCGTATACTTACTCATCATTTCCTCCGTTTGGTAGGACTGGATGGGATTGAACCATCGACCTCCCGCTTATAAGACGGATGCTCTAACCTCTGAGCTACAGTCCTAAATTGGTCCGAGATGAGGGATTTGAACCCCCGACCCCCTGCTCCCAAAGCAGGTGCACTACCAAGCTGTGCTAATCTCGGGTTATCTTAAGAATAAAAATCATCGATGAATTGCAGCGCCACTTCCATGGTCATACCTTCATCGTCGATAGAATAGATTTCCCTGTTACCACTCTTCTGAATCTTATCTTCGGAAATACCGAAAGATTCACAAAACTTACGAAGCTGTTTGTGCCTCATGTTTAGTACGTCATCTTTCTTTGCCCAGACTGCAACTTTAAGAGAAACAGAGTCCTCAGTAGAAACATCTAAGAAACATTGCATGTGTTGTCTCGTTGCAAGTTCCATAGAATGGTTTCCAGAGGTGATCGACATTCTATTGATTCGATTCAAAAAGACAGAATAGTTTTCGGTAAACCAATCTGGCAACGATTCGAAATTATCGTGTTGATCTTTCTGGAACTCTTCAAAAAGTTCTGAGAATTTAGCCATTACAAAGCACTCCTTATGGTGTCCGGCTACGGAATTATCACGTGGATCATATAATGAAATCAAGTAAGATTCAAGTATGAATGATTGCAAGTCGTCCTTATCGTCTCTAAACGATTCAAGATTTCTAGCAATGATGTATAAATTATCTGTACTGTAATCCTTGGATTTCACATGGGAGATGGCACGATTTCTATTACCTTTCCCAATGTACACAAATTTATCATCTTCTCTGTATCCGTATACGTATTGACCAAGGGTTTCCCAAAAGGCCATAGGTATGGATTCAAATTCATTCTCAAACATAAATGTCTTCCCGATTTATGTTTTCATTATAATAGGATTAAGAGTGCTTGTCAATAAAAATATAGTCTTTTTTATAATAATTTTTTAACCATTCTTCTTGGTGTGGAGTTATCATTTCTCGTGTGATTTTGTAGTTGGTTCTATTCATCACCTCTTCGGTCTGGAAGAATTTACCGATATCTTTTTTCCACACAAACTGAAACTCTTGGAAGTTCTTGGTATCAACAAACGAACACTGATCGTGGAAATGATGCACTTGATGAATATCACGAATTACATCCATATTCTCAAAGAATAAGTGCCATCGGGTCTCATAGTCGAAAGTTGCAAGGTTTGTGCCATTCAGGTGATGCAAGAATGCATGATTGCCATAACTCCAATATCGCTCGGTCTCAACTAAATAAGCATTGACTGTAGAGAGAAACCTTTCGATGGGATCAGTAAATATAACGATAGGCTTTGCAGTCCTTACAATCTCGGGATATCGCGGATCTGATCTCTTTATTGCATGACCTCTATCCCCTCGGCCGTGCTTTCCGTTGAACAATTCCTTAATGGTAACGGAACCACTTCTTGGTATCTCAAACCAATAGTTCTCTTCGTGTTCCGATAGTTTGTATAAGAGAGGCCACTTATTCTGATCGCAGTGCCAACATCTACAAAGAGTCTGTAGCGTCTTGGGTAATTGTAAGATATTAGGCCCCTGCTGTAAGTGATCAGCATTTTCGATTTTTACTGGTTGGGGGTGGCCTACTTGATTAAATTCTTTCAATAACTCATTACGATTTAACATTTTCTAGCTCAATTCAAAAATTTCATTTACCTTATCTTTTGGAATATCAATGATCATACCATCGTGTCGCTTCAGAATCCACTGATCGCTTCCTTCATTGTTCAGTTCATCCGGCAATTCACCTGCTTGTTCAAGCTCCACACCCTCTTTCAATGGGTGTTGATATAAGATTCTTACCTTTCTCATTACACCAGTACCCTATCGAATACTTGACTGGTAGAATAAGTATATTCTTTACCATTAGCATCGTACATGGTAAATGAGTAGTTCACCTCGCGGATATGATAATCGCCACTAGCAGATTTATAAGTGGTCATCACACTCTTGTCTTGATACGATACATCAGTCTTTACAGCTGGGTTTACTCGGTAGACATCTCTAATGTCCACGACGTTGTTATTTACTTCCATACTTCTCTAACTCCGGTTTGTCTGCTTTATTGAAAACGTAATTCGAATAGTCTTCAAATAATCTGAGCAACATGCCGTTCTCTTGCACCATTGCCTGGATTTGCTTTCTCTCGTTCGAACCTTTCACGTAGTACCTGTGGTCGTCGCTGTACACATAATACCAATCATGTGCTTCTAGTAGATCCCACAACTTTTGTACTTCGTTATCCATTCAGCACCTGTATCAAACCCCTATCCCAATTTTCTGATACGTCTTGTGCGTAATAGAAATTGTTATCTGGTAGTTCTCTGGTTTGGATTAACTTGCCGTCTTCCCACAAATCAACCACATACATTTCACCCGACTCTGTACTGGGTGAGGGTACCTTTCGAATCTCGCTGTGTCTAATTGTCATGTTTTTCTCCCATGTTGATGAAAGAGTATAGCATTCCAGCCTCATCAAACATTTGTTTTGAGTGCTGAAACTCTTTTTTCCATTTGTCTGGGTATTTATTGCTTTCTGGCATCACGACTCTCATGATACCACTACTGATTACACCCTTTGCACACTCAGAGCAAACTGGCAATCCCCAAATATAGAGAGTAGATCTGTGTAAAGAGACACCATTACCAGCAGCATTATAAATTGCGTTCATTTCTGCATGGACAGTATAACGGTACTTCTGCTCTTTATCTAATAAACGTTCGGTGAGATCAGCAACCTTACGAGGAAATCCATTGTACCCAGTCGCTAGAACTCTACGATTCTCATTAATGATTACAGCCCCTACCTGAGTGCTAGGATCTTTACTCCAGGTTGCAACCTCGCGAGCAAGGCGAAGAAACCTAATGTCCCAGTGATCATCGATCATTGGAATAACCACCCTTATGCTTGCGATAACCCTTTGACGCAGCTTTCTTGCGATCAGTAAACGTGGCAGGTCGATTGAACTTTTCCATGTTCTTGGCCACGGGGTTACCTTTAATCATTCTCGGTTTCATCTTTCTTTATGTCCAGTACCTTACCGTCTTTAAAGGGTTGTACCTCGACAACCGTTTCGTTTTCAATCATTCGAATACACGTGAGTGTGATCTTAAGATCTTGTTCAAGGAAAGCAATTTTACGTTGAAGCTCTTGCAGATGTTCGTAGTATTGCTCGAGCTCTTTTTCTTTGCGTATCTTACTCTCAATGATATCCGTTAATGTGATGATCTCACTCACGAATCACCTCAAAGGCAGGCTGCAACTATTTCTCGTTGCTCCTTATGATCTCGTACAACACGGGCAAGGTGAGATTTCAGCATGGTAATTGCCAGATCTTTATCATCCGTGCCATACTCATTGAGGTATTTATCAGCTAGGGCATCTACAAGGGCGTTAGACTCCTTATAGGTTAAGCCGGAACTAAATTTGAATGTGTCGATGTTATAACTACTCATAATATATCCTTACATTGGTTTCAAATCAAATTGGCACGCCCGAGAGGATTCGAACCTCTGACCGATGGCTTAGAAGGCCATTGCTCTATCCAGCTGAGCTACGAGCGCATTAGAGTCCATTCTCAAAGCCTTCGACCAGTTTCAACTGCAATCGTCGGGCTTCTTTTTCCCAAGGTTGATCCCAGTACTCTGCATTGGAGAAGTTGCGTTTCTTCCAATGGGTCAGTTGTGGGTTCAATTCACCACGGGCAAACTGCTTAATGTGTACAAATTCATGAGCAAGAATGCTCATCCAGTTGGAATACAGAGCAACATCGATGATGAATGCCCGGGTACTCAGGGGTTCACAAAGACCCTCTGTGGTCGTTCCTCGTTCAACGACAATGTTATTATGAACACGAATCTGAATGGTCGTTTTGAGACGGCTGATTCCTAGTTGCCTTGCAAAGCTTTCGCAAGCAAGGGTCACCATACCTTGTAGAGATTTGGGTAGTTCACCTTCTTTGGGTCCGCAAATCCATAAATCCATAAATCGACTCACATTATTAAAAGAAAGAAAAGGAACAGCACAACCAGGAGAATCGCATTATTGAATGCGAATTCCGCGACCTTGGCAACCAATCCCAATGCAACGGCGAATACAAATACAAACACCATAATGCAAAAGAGAAAGGTCATGATCACGGGATCCATAATTGTCTTAATACTCTGCTTCACGGTAGGCTAGATCCTCTCGACCGATTTCGCTCAAATCGAAATCTTCAGCCCTGTCTATATAAAGAACAAATTCAGAATTTGACTTGGTGAGATTCTTGAGAGCCTTTGCATTTTTGCGCTTCTCTCGTCGATCGGCCAACTCCAATTCTCGCATTGCAAGTTCAACATCATCTAGGTCATTGTGGTACATAATATATATCTCTTCTCAATTGATGATATGATTCTATCAAGCCCTAGGGCCCCTGTCAACATCTTTTTTCGGTTTTCTTAGAATATTTTGGAATATCGATATAACCATTTGAGATGCACTTAGGAATAGATTCATTGTCTGATGGTAGACATTATATAGGGTAGCCGACCTACTGTCAACCCTTTTTTGCAATTTTTTTCAAAAAAATTATGAACCGTAAGAAAATCAAATACTTAGCGGATTGACCCAAAAAATATCAATTTTTTTCAAAAAAATGGTTGACAGCCGTGGTCAATCCTGATACTATATGATAGTTGAAATGGAGTGGTGTGAATGAAACAGACCGAAGAGTTCCGAATTCTAACAGCGAGACAACACGTCCGTGAACGGATCGGTATGTATATGGGTTCATCTTCTAAAGAGGAGATCGAACGTTTCGTGCTGGGACAGTGGAAGAAAGCCACGTACGTTCCTGCACTATCGAAGATGGTAGATGAGATCCTCGACAATGCGATCGATGAAGCAATTCGAACCAATTTCAAATTCGCCAATAAGATTAATGTATCTATAGATGGCAACAAGGTGATCGTTACTGACAACGGTCGAGGCATTCCCCAAGATGAGGTGTATGATGAGACGTCGGGTCAAAAGATCCTGCGGCCCGTTGCAGCGTGGACCAAGGTCAATGCAGGTACTTCATTTGATGATGAAAGGGTAACGATCGGCACAAACGGTGTCGGGTCTGCTGCCACCAATTTCCTATCGGCCCAGTTTATCGGCCGCACCTGGCAGAACGGCAACCTCATCGAGGTCAAATGTAAGGGTGGTGCTGAACATACCGATGTAAAAGAGAAACAGCGAGATGGGTCAGGTACGGAGGTGACCTTTGTTGCTGATTTTGACCTTTTCGAGGTTGACAGTCTTGATGAGCTAGATACGGTCGCTCTGATTGAGGATCGATTGATCAGCCTTCAAATGGCCTTTCCTGAGATTGCATTCTCTTTCAATAAGCGCCGAGTAAAGGTATCAGACCTCAAGAGATATGCAGCTCTGTACAGTGAATCATGCGTGATTGAGAAATCGAATAACCTGTCATTCTTCTTTGCACCGTCTGAAGATGGTTTTCGAACCAACAGCTATGTAAATGGTGTGAATACTCGACAGGGTGGAACCTACGTCGACTACATCGTTAATGGTGTGATTGAAGAATTAGTGTCGATGATCAAACGGAAGCACAAGGTTGAGGTAGCAAAGACTACGATCAAAGGTGGTCTCACCTTCATCAAATTCAGCCGTAATTTCATCAACCCCAAATTCGACAGTCAGACGAAAGAACGGTTGACCAATCCCATGTCAAATGTACGAGATCATTTCGAAGCAGCTGGGGTTAAAGATTTCCAGGCCCTTGCTCGAAAGATTATGGGTACTCCCGATATCATTGACCCGATTATCGAGGCCCAACTAGCCAAGAAGATTGCAGCTGATAAACGTGCTGCAACACTTGCTCAGAAAAAGCTTCGAAAGGCCAAAGTGGCAAAACACATATCTGCTAACAGTGAAGATGCCACCCTTAAGATTGTCGAGGGTGATTCGGCCATGGGGTTCCTATTGAAGGTTCGGGATCCCAATAAGGTCGGGGCTTACCCTCTTCGTGGTGTCATTATGAACACCTGGGATATGGCTCCGGCCAATGTATTGAAGAACAAGGAATTGAGTGAATTGGTAGCCGTGTTGGGGTTAGATATCAACGACCCAGATAGTGTCGATAATATGACCTATCGAAACGTTGCAACTCTAACCGATGCTGACCATGACGGTATTGGTCATATCAGCCCTCTACTGATTGCCTTCTTCTACAAATTCTGGCCTCGACTGCTCAGCGAGAAGAGAGTCAAGATAACCAGAACACCTATAATGATCTCTACAAAGGGCACGGATGTTAAGTGGTTCTATACCTATGAAGAGGCTAATTCATTCAAGGCGGAGAACACCAGCTGGAAACATAGATATATCAAAGGCTTGGGATCTCTCCGTGAAGATGAATACAACAGTATTATTAATGATCCGGTCTACGATACCGTGACAGTTGATGATGCTTCAATTTTCCAAATGATGTTTGGTTCTGATGCTCAATTACGAAAGGAGTTCATGTTCAATGGTTGATATCACCGCGTTTGCTGAAGAGGTCAACAATACAAACGACTACCCAATCTCGGCTGTTGCCAAGAATGAGTGGTTGTCTTTTGCCAAATACACCGTAGAGGCTCGAGCAATCCCTAACATGATTGATGGGATGAAACCTGTTCAGAGGTTCTACCTCTACTCATCGATTATGAATTCCAAGCGAGATTTCAAAAAGGTCTCTGCTGTATCTGGTATCATTTCTGATTATGGATACAATCATGGTGAATCCTCTGCTGCTGGTGCTGGACAGTTAATGGCTGCAGAATGGAATAACAATATCTGCCTGGTAGAAGGTCGTGGTTCGTTTGGTACACGATTGATTCAAGAAGCTGGTGCACCTCGATACGTCTACACCCGACTCCACGAAAACTTTGACCGGTACATTAAAGACATTGATTTGTCCCCGAAACACGAAGACCCAGAACACGAACCCCCGGCATTCTATCTACCCACAATCCCTCTGGTTTTGGCAAATGGTACGAAGGGTATTGCAACTGGATTTGCAACTAACATCTTACCTCGATGCCCGAAAGATTTGCTCAAAAAGTGCGAAGACTACGTTACCTTCGGTAAGATTACACGAAACCCCAAAATCAAGTTTCCCGATTTTACCGGCAAGGTCTTGGCTGATCCTGAATCACCCAACAAGTGGATTGCATATGGCTCCTACGAGAAGACCTCGAAGACCGTAATGCAGATTACTGAGGTACCCTATGGGTTTGACCGAGAATCATATGTAAAGGTCTTGGATAAACTCGAAGAAGATGGTGATATCGTCGGGTACGATGATCTATGTGATAAGAACGGTTTCCGTTTCGAAGTAAAATTGAAACAGGTCACATCAGCAAAATGGAATGATGCAAAGATCATTTCCAAATTCAAGCTCAGTAAGTCGTTTGTGGAGAACCTTACTGTGATCGACTTCGATGGCAAACTTCGTGAATATGATGACCCTCGACAACTGATTGCTGACTTCTGCGAATATCGTCTGGGTGTTTTGTCTCAACGAATTGATTTGAAAAAGAGTGAACTTGAAGAATTGAACCGATGGTTGAATATTAAGATTCAGTTCATTCAAGCAGTACTGGATAACCAAATTGAGTTTAAAAACAAAAAGAAGGCACAGGTTGGAAAGCAGATTCTTCAAAACACGGATGCAATGGAAACTGATGTTGATCGTCTGCTCCGTATAAATATTATGAGCCTCACCGATGAGATGGTGAAAGATCTCAAAAAAGAAATTGCCCAAGCCAAGAAAGACCTGGCCTTTTGGAAAAAAGAAACACCAAAGAACCAGTTTATCTCCGACCTTGACGAATTGCGGAATCAAAAATGATTACTAACTACCTATCACCGGCATCATTTACAATCTCAATTGAGAGATTGCCAAACGTAGAGTTCTTCACACAGACTCTTACGATCCCGGATATCTCTACCTCTCCGGTCGAGGTAGCAAATCCACTAAAGGCACTGTATGCGACCGGTGATCGTGTCACCTATGGTGACCTAGACCTCAGCTTTGTCGTCGACGAAGATATGAATAACTATCTTGAGATTTTGGGTTGGCTCGAAGGTATTGGTTTCCCCGATGATAGCAATCAGTATAAGGCTCTTGAGAGTAGTAAAGCTGGTATTGTAAGTGATATTCGGGTGATCATTCAAAACAGCCACAAAAACCCGAACATAGAATTCGTATTCACAAACGCATTCCCCACAAGTATGTCGAGTGTCGAACTCGATATATCTCAATCTGATATCACATACCCAAAGGCAAATGTCTCATTTCGATATGATGATTTTAAAGTGAACAAAATTAATCGTTGACAGCCTGGTTAAAACTTGATATAATGATGAATTATGAAACCAGTAATTCTATACAAGCACTTTGATCAAAAATTTGTCGATGAGATTTTAGCATTCCGAACAGGATCGAGTTGGTTCAAAGGTCATATTCAGACCCAACCCAACTGGCCTACGATATATGATCCTATGACTCGACAAGTAGACTGTATCGAAATCAACGATCAGTCCGTAAAGGACTTGCTATTCAAAGCAGCCCAAGAATATAACGATGGTATGGATATCACCCATATCGGCGAAGTACATCTTCTACGATATAATACTGGTGGTAAATTTATATGGCATTCAGATGTTTTAGAGAAAAGAGAACATCAAAGAAAGCTTACAATGGTCGTTCAGCTGTCAGAGCCAGAAAATTATGAAGGTGGAAAATTACAGGTTGCTGGGTTTGGAATGGAACCGTTTAGACATCTTGGTGATCTAACCATCTTCCCTTCTAATATGAGGCACAGGGTAACACCGGTTACCAAGGGAGTTCGATATTCCCTTATCACATGGATTTACGGACCTCCCCGACCATTAGATGAGGATTGGCACTAGGAGTTTATAATGAGTACTGAAGACATAAGTGAAATGTGGTCAAAGGATGCACCGATTGATGAAACCGATCTCGTATCTGAAAGTCGTCGAATACCCAAACTACACAGCAAATACTATAATATGTATTTCAAAGAAGTTTTGCGTATTAAGAAATTGAAAGCAGAATACAAGCAATTAGAACACGACAAACGAGAATACTATGATGGGTCTATGGCTGAAGAGGATCTGAAAGATCGTGGCTGGAGACCATACCAGAAAAAGGTTTTGCGAAATGAGGTCGACAAATATATCCAGGCAGATAAAGATATCATCCAGCACAGTTTAAAGATTGACTATCATACTGCTCGAGCATCTTATTTCGAAGACATCATTAAGATGATTCACTCTCGCAATTTCATTATTAAGAATATGCTGGATGTAATGAAATTCCAGTCCGGCGATTATTGATGAAAGAGCAAACTAAGCGAATTCACAAAGAGACATTCACTCAGGTAATTACCGGCATTGTAATTAACTATCCGCTAAATCTTTTGATGCTCTATACCTTCATAGAGGTCTGGAAAATTCTCGACCCAGTGACAATCAGTATCATGACCACAATTGGATTCACTGTTGTGGCTTACGCTAGAATCTTTCTGCTCCGTTCCTATTTTTCCAAGAGGTATAAATAGGTAAAACGGCAATGAAAGGTTTATCTAAATCATGGGTGACGTGGTCAACGTCGAATATATCAATTCAGTTCACATGAAAGTTACTGCTGATCCAGGCATTCGACAAGAAATTTCCGAATACTTTTCGTTCAAACCTGAAGGGTGGCAATTCAACCCTAAGGTGAGAGCACGTGTTTGGGATGGCACCATTCGTTTGTATCAACCCATGAGACCAACTCTTTATGTGGGTCTATTACCCAAACTGAGAGAATTTTGCGAAGCCCGAGACTATCACCTGAATGTACCAGATGAGATCGGCTTAGATGAAAAGATCGACGATGATTACGGTATCGAGTTGGCAAAAGAGATCAACTGCAAATTCATACCTCGTGATTATCAGAATGATTATGTGGTCAATGCACTCCGCAAGCGACGATCTCTGTCATTAAGCCCCACATCATCGGGTAAATCATTGATCATTTATTTGATCCAGCAGCATTATTACCAGGCGTTTGGCCATCGCACCCTAATCATTGTACCTACAATATCTCTGGTGCACCAGATGGCCGGGGATTTTATGGATTATGGTTGTGACGAGAGTTTGATTTACCGAATCCAAGGTGGTATTGATAAGAATACCAAATCACCTATTGTGATCAGTACGTGGCAGTCGATTGTGAAACAACCAAAAGATTGGTTTGCACAATTTAGAGTGGTGTTGGGTGATGAGGCACACACATTCCAAGCCAAATCTCTCACCACAATAATGGAAAAATTAGTCGACTGTGAGTACCGACACGGATTTACGGGCACATTAAAATCATCTGAAAGTAAAACTCACCAGATGGTGCTGGAGGGGTGTTTCGGCGAAGTGAAAAGATATGTTGCAACG